GCACCATAGACATCATCAAAACCAACTTTGGAAATATGATTAACCAACTTTTCATCAAATGTGAATTGTAGTTTCAATTCACCCAATCGTTTAATCAAATTTTGAAGTTCAATTGAAACAATCTTATTTACAGAGTCTTGGTCCAAGGAGTTGAAAATGATGGTGTCATCAATACGGTTTAGGAATTCAGGAGAGAAATAATTCTTCATTTCTTTTTTCAGGATTTCTTTTTTCTGTTCTTCGTTAGAATAACTTGAACCGCCAAAACCGATACCTGTACCGAAATCTTGAAGTTTTTTAACTCCGATATTTGAGGTCATAATAATCAAAGTATTTTTGAAATTGATTTTACGTCCCAAAGAATCCGTGAGGTGACCCTCGTCCAACATTTGTAGGAGAGTGTGGAAAATATCTTTATTTGCTTTTTCAACCTCATCAAACAAAATTACAGAATACGGTTTGTTTTTTACTTGTTCAGTGAGTTGACCACCTTCATTGTATCCAACGTATCCTGGAGGTGCTCCAATCAATCGAGATACTGTGTGTTTTTCTTGGTATTCACTCATGTCTACACGGATAAGTGCGTCTGAGCTACCAAAAACTTGTTTAGCTAATTGTTTAGCCAAGTGAGTTTTACCAACACCAGTGGAGCCCAAGAAGATGAATGAACCAATTGGTTTGTTGGGGTCTTTAATTCCGATACGATTACGACGCATTGCTCGTGCAATTTTCTTAACCGCTTCGTTCTGTCCCACAACATTCTTTTGAAGTTCTTGCTCCAAATTCTTGAGTGACTCTTTATCATCTGTCGACAACTTTGTAACAGGAATTTTTGTCATTGAGGAAACAACATTCAAAACCAATTCAGGTTCGATAATCTTTTTGTTTTTGATTTGGTCCTCTTCAAACTTACGTTTTTCTTTTTCCAAACGTTCCAAAAGTTTCTTTTCTTTGTCACGAATCTCTGCTGCTTGTTCGTAATCTTGTTTCTTTACAACATCTAATTTGTGTTGTTTGAGTTCCACAGCTTTTTGCTTCAATACCTCAATTGATTCAGGCACCTTAACTTCGACTTGACTACGAGCACCTACCTCGTCAAGGATATCAAATGCTTTGTCAGGAAACTCTCGGTCAGTGATGTAACGGTCTGCCAAGTTTACACACATTTCCAAGATTTCATCAGAATAAGAAACTTTGTGAAAATCTTCGTAACGGTCTTTTGAATTCTTGAGAATCAAAAGGGTTTCTTCTTTTGATGGTGAGTCTACCACAACCTTTTGGAAACGACGCTCCAAGGCTCCATCTTTTTCAAAATTAGTTCGGTATTCATCCAAAGTGGTTGCACCGATACATTGAATTTCCCCACGAGCCAAGGCGGGTTTGAAAATGTTGGATGCGTCCATTGAACCTGATGCGTTACCGGCACCAACCAAAGTATGAATTTCATCGATGAAAATGATAATATCAGGATTTTCGGTAAGTTCCTCGATGATTACCCGCATACGTTCTTCAAACTGTCCACGGTATTTTGTACCAGCCACAATTGATGTGAGGTCCAACAGAACGATTTTTTTATCTCGAAGATTTTTGGGACATTCACCCAAGAAAATTTTCATTGCAAGTCCTTCGACAATTGCAGTTTTACCACTTCCTGGTTCCCCTATAAGAATTGGATTATTCTTTTTACGACGTGAAAGAATTTGGGCGATTCGATTGATTTCCAACTCGCGACCAATTACAGGGTCCAATTTACCCTCAGAAGCCAATTTGATTAGGTCTCGGCTAAAGTTATCCAAGACTGGAGTTCTACCACCTTTATTTCTCGATTTGATGTTTCCATCGTTGTCATCCATAGATTCAATCATGATATTAAGTTTTTAGTTACCACAAATATACAATTATTTTTCCAAACTACAACAAAGACAATTTGTCAGGTATAAATTTTATGGTATTGACAAATTGTCAGGTATTAGATTATATTTTGGACTGGCACATTATTTACTATCATTGAGTTAAATATAAAAAATAAAAATTAAAATAAGAAATATTATGTTTGGAAGACGAGATTCATTTGACGATTTGTTCAACGAACTAAATAAATTTTTTGGAGATAATTCTAACCCTTTCGGTGGAAGGTTTGGTATTCATGGAAAAAATAACGTAGAAAAAGGTAAAGATGAGAACGGTGATTGGAATAAAGAAACCTTCACATCAGATGACGGAAAAATTGTAATTACCAGTTTTGTTCGTAGCTCGGGATTTGATGACGACATGATGAATAGTCTATTCAAAGAACCAAAACGTAAACCAAGTTCTGTTGAATCACTAAATCGTGAACTACAAACAGCAATTAAAAATGAGGATTACGAATTGGCAATTGCTATTAGAGACAAAATCAAAAAAATCGAGGGTAATCAAGAATCAATTACCCAACTCGAGAATGAATTAAAAGAGTGTATCGAAACCCACAATTTCGAACGAGCAATAGAAATTAGAGAAGAGTTGAAGAAACTCAAAGTGTGACCCGAAAGACCCCCAAAATTAATTGGGGGTTTTTTATATTTATTAGGTATGGAATCACCTTGGAAGAAATTTTTGGATACGGTCATGTTAAACGACCTTAAAAACGTTGCTGACCTTTACAGAAATATGAGGGTGAGTTTACAAAAAGAAGGAATCAGACAATCTCAATTGGAAAAGGGTGTCAACATTCCTCACAATATTTACATGGAGCGAGAATTTACAATCTACGCATTAAAACAAATGAAAGCCAAACTTAGAAAGTATGGTTTGATTGAAGGTGGTGGATTTGAATTTGATGATTACATTTCGGAAATATTTTCTAAAATTGATGAAGAAACACCTTTAGAAAATGGCCGTTAAATCACAAATTATAGAAGGTACAAGAATCATCAACACAATTGATTCTTCAAACTTAGTAAAAACTGAGTACGATACCGACACAAAAAAAATGGTTGTTGAGTTCAAAAACGGAACTCGATATGAGTATGATGAGGTTCCCCACAACGTCTATGCTGAGTTTAGATTATCCGAATCACAGGGAAAATACTTCAATACCAAAATTTCAAAGACTTATAAGTTTAATAAATTAACTTAAATTTTTATTTGAGTATTTATAGTTTATGGACAAATACTCGGATATTTTAACCTCTTTTGGTACAAAAGATACTTTGAACCCCCAAATTTGGGATGGGTTTGATACCGATAGTCCAATTCTTAAACCATCGATAAGAAAAGCATTACTCGCCATTGCCGGTGAATTTATGGATTTTTTGGGTGAAAACCTATTCATCGATGATGTAAGATTTACAGGTTCCTTGGCAAATTACAACTGGTCAAAATATTCCGATATCGACCTTCATCTATATGTAGATTTCACCCAATTCGATAGCGAAGATAGGGAGGTTTACAAAGAACTGTTTGGATTGAAAAAAACTCTTTTTAATACAACACACAATATAACCGTCAAAGGATATGAGGTTGAGTTATACGCTGAGGATACAAATGAATCACATTTCTCTACGGGGGTGTATTCAGTATTATATGATGAATGGGTTCACAAACCCGAAAAAGAAAATAAATCAATTGATAAAGACTTTTTGATGAAAAAAGCGCAATCTGTTATGGATTGTATCGATGATTTAATGGACGAATCCAAGGACATGGATTATGAGAAAGCTGTCAAGAAAATTGATACCTTCAAAGAAAAGTTGAAGAAGTATAGAACCGCTGGATTGGAAAAAGATGGTGAGTTCTCTTATGAGAATTTGGTGTTCAAATTCTTAAGACGAAATGGATATATTGATAAACTATTCGAATTCAAAAATAAACTAACGGATAAGAACCTCTCGGTTGAAAATATGGAAACCGAATAAATTGAGATTTATGATTTTCCGTATATTTATAAAGTAAAAAAATTAGATGAGTCTCGTAACATATTTAGTGGCACCCTGTGCTGGCGGAGCCGCAGTTGAAGTCGATTTTGATGGACGTTCTCTTCCTGTAATTGGGGGAAATTATTATTTAACCTTTAATGGTGCAACTGCCGAAGGTTGTTACGAAGTTGTTGATACTGCGGAACCAGGTACTGGTTCAGATGTTGTTGCAACACAATCTTCGAATTATGGAGATTGTTTAACTTGTTTGGCGGATAACCCAACACCAACCCCAACACCCACACAAACTTCAACACCTACTCAGACTCCTACTAACACTGTAACACCATCGGTAACCGCGAGTCAAACAGCAACCAATACTCCAACACCATCGGTAACTGCGAGTCCAACACCGACACCATCGGTGACAAGTACTGTAACTCCGTCACCAACACCGACGGTCACGACATCACAAACAGCAACAAAAACACCGACTCCGAGTAATTCTCCGACTCCAAGTGTTACGGCTTCGAATACTCCAACACCATCTATTACGGCATCACAGACCGCAACAAAGACACCAACACCAACGGTGACTCCGTCCGTAACGGCTACGAATACTCCTACACCGACACTTACACCTACTAATACACTTACACCAACTAACACACCTTCACCAACACCGTCAAACACCCCAGCAGCTTCGGCTCAGTTTAACGGTCAAATCGACTATGAAGATTGTGTAAATTGTAGTGGTACAATAACGACTCCACAACTTCCTAAACCAGCTTGGTCTGATAACCAAGGTGCGGTTGTTTACCAAACAGATGCGGTTGCGCTTGGAGGTCCTAATGGATTAAATTCTTAAAAATTAAATAAATAAAAAATGGCTGACTTAAAACCTATTGGTAGTGAAAAATTACAAGGACAAGAAAAATTGAACAGAATCCTTGAAATTGCTCGTTACAAAGAAAACATTCCACAAACCGTAAACGAAACTGCAAAAGTTGAGTTTGGTAAAACATTGTCTGATGGAAACCAATATGAAATCGTTAAAGAAAAGGGTGGTTACGTTTTGATGAAACGTATCAATGAATCTTTGGATTACATTGAACCTATGAAGAATAGAAAACATTATAAGTCATATTCTCAAGCTTTGAAAAGATTAAATTTGATGGCTGGCGAAATTAACAGATTGACTGAAAATGTTGAAGAAGTTTCTATGTTCAGAGTTGATGAGGAAAAAAAGTTCACACTAAAATTACCAAAACCATCTACGCCAGAACCAGCTCCGGCACCTGAGGTATCTATGGATGCTGAAATGGATATGACAGACGTACCTGAAATGGGTGATGAAGAAATGTCTATGGATACTGAAGTTTCGATGGATTCACCAGCAGACACTGAACCTATGGATATGGGAGCAGAAACTGATGGAGGTATGGAAGAGGAAGTTGATTTTAGAGTTATTCAAAAAATTACAGGAAAATTAGGTCAAAAAATTAGAATGATGAATGATTCTGTTGGAATGTCATCTGAAGATGTTAAGTACGTTATTAATTCCATTTTGTCAGCGTTGGATTTAAGCAAACTATCTGAAGAAGATAAAGAAGATATTTTAACAAAATTTGAAGATACTGAAACAGATTATGATATGGATATGGACATGAGTATGGACAATTCATCTGAATCTGATTTTGATTTTGATATGGATTCTGAGGAGACTGTTGATTCTGAAATGGGTGAAGGTATGTATGGTTCATTTGGTAATATTAGAAGAAAAGATTACAAAGGTGATGAATACTATGACGAAAAAGGCAGACAGGCTAAAAGTGCTGATATCTATGGTATAGCTGGAGATGATTTTGATACTGAAGAATTTGATACTTTTCAGCAATTATATGACAAATATGGTGACAAACAATCTTGGTTTAATAAAACAGATGGTGAAAAAATGTTTAACAAATATAGAGAAAGGACAGGTAAACCATTTAAGGTAAAAACAAGAAAGATGGACGGTGAAATGGGTGAAACCGAGTCGAAGGTTTCATCAATCATGGATTCAATCTTTGCTGAGTCAAAAGTTGATAAAGTATTATCAAGTTATTTTGTTTTATCTGAATCTGAAATTGAAAAATCTGAAAAACAAAAGTCAAAAGTTGATTCAAAAATGTTAAAGGTAAAAAAGTTGTCTGAAACAATTGAACAAGAATTGGCTGCTGAGTTTATTATCAAAGAAAACTCTGAATTAAAACTTCTGGGTAAAACTAATAAAAACAACTTAGTTTTCGAAAGCAACGGTGAACAATTCAGAATTTCACCAAAAGGAGAATTACTATGATTCTAATCTATGTGAACGGACTTGGTCCTAACTATAGAGGGGATAATATGTATGAATTCATTTTTGGAAAAGAATTAGATGTATGGGGTGAAGGTTGGGATTCAAAACCATCAAGTGGATATCCTGAACCACCTGAACTCCAATACATTTCCAAAGTTGGAACTTTGAAGAATACAAGTTTGGAATTAGAACTTGTTCAAAAATCTGACTTCATGGGAATGACAGACGCGATGGAAGATATAATCGCGTTAGCCTGGGAAACCGATGAAAGTTGTGAAAATCAAACTCGTCTTGTTTTCCGTTTCGGAGATTCCGAACAAAAAGTTAAAGATAAATTGTACGAAAGGGACCTAATTTTAGAATTTGATAAAGAAGTTGTTTATGAAAACTAAAAAAGAAACAAAAGAAGTAGTTCAAGTGTCTCAAGCAGACACTGTTACCATCAATAAATTAAAGACTGAGAAGAAACCTTTCGAAGTTTATGAAGATGAGGATGAAACTATAGTAAAAGACCCTTTCGAATTAGGTTCAACACAAGACAAAAGACAAGTTGGTGCTAGTAGTTATGGTGACAATCCAACTGTGGACAAAGAATTAGACGCTGACGATGAAGATGGTATGGGTATGATGGAAGGTGAAATGGATGAAAAATTCGAGTCCAAATCACAACAAAAATACTTCTTTGCAAAATGTGGCGATGGAAAAACTCCTGAACAAAAAAAGTGGTGTAAGATGGCTGATGAATTTGCAAGTAAAACAAAAAACTTCAAAAAATTACCTGAAAAAGTTACTGAAAGAAAAACAAGTCAACAAGTTTTAGAAGAATCTCTTGAGAAGATGATTCTAAAACATGTCCAACCAAGAATGACAAAAAAAGAATTGATTCAAACTTTATCAGAAAGTGGAATCATCAGAAAAACTATTCATAAGATGCCAACTGAGAAAATGGTTGGAGATAAAAAATTGGACAAGCCTGTCGGGAAGATGTATACTTTAACAAAAAAGGAAGCTATGGAATCTACTACAACAGCACCAACAAGAACAAAACCCACTACTAAACCAGGTGTAAAACCTGGTACTAGTGACCCCTTCAAACAACCTAAACACCAACCCAAACCTAAGGCTGGTAAAAATATGGTTGATTCCAATCCAAAATCAGAAGTCGTAAAAATTCCAGATTACCTTACTTTTGACCAACTTAAAATTAATTTCAAAGACAAGTAATGAAAAAATTTATCAAAGAAGCGGACCCAAAGGACAGGTCGGAATTTGAAAAATCGACTAAGGGAATGTCTGGTGACATTAAAAGTAAAATGGAACGTGGTGAAACTCCTCTTTCCAAAAGTCCTGCTTTTCCTGACATCAAATCTCCTGAGGTTCCTGTTTCATTTGAAGAAAAAATTGCATCTAAAAGATTCAATGACGTAGTTGAAAAAGTAAAAAGATATACAGGTCAAGAAGACGTAAGAAGTCAGAATGCTTTGATGGGTTTACAGATGGCCATGATGGGTGCTGTAAGAGATGTTATAGGGATTCAGACTAGGAATAAAGAATATTTAGAAAATTTAGCAGTAGATTTGGTAAGAAAAGAAATGGGTGTAAGACCTGACCAAGTCAATTATGATGCTAAGTTGGTGATGCCAGGACAAATTGATATGGCAGGTTTTTCCAAACAAGGTGAAGAACCTGAACAAGAAGACTTGGAACAAAATTTTGGTCAACAAGAAGAAGATATTGAAGATTTCATGACTGCGTTCGAAAGATTCGATATTGAAAAGGCAAAGAGAAGATTTATCAACGCACTAATTCAAGGTTCATCCAAAAAAGGTCACTACATGTTCGAATTGGTAAGAGATGAACTAGACCGAATTGATGAAAATCTTCTAAATCTTTATGGAGTTTTAATGTCTGTAAACGATTTGATGTATTGGGTATTACCTGACCAAGCGTTTGACATGATGATGAATCAAGGTGGTATTGCTGGAAAAGAAGAGGTTGACATTGAAACTGACCCTCCAACAGTAAAAGCTCGTGGAGTATTTTTTCCTGTATTAGTCCACGAATTAATTAAAGGAACCATGGAAATTTTGGGAACTCAGGGTTTACCTGATGACCCTAAACAAGCCGAAATGGTAATGGCATCAACCGATACTTTGGCAAATGAAATTTGGGATTTGAGACTTGGTCCAGTCCTGTGGGAAAAGTTTATTGAGGCTTATCCTGAACGTTTGTTTGACGAAGATAAACGATGGATACAAAACTATCTATTTGCTCGTTTCTCAGCACTTTCTTCTGAAGAATTTTTCAAGTTGGCAAAAGCAATCCTAAAGGGAGATGTAAATGCTACCAAAATTCTTGACAGAATGATTGATGAAATTGTACAACATTTGAATCAAGTTCACGACGATGAAGATTATTCAGATGATGATGAGGATACAACCGAACCTTCATCCGATGATGACGACGACAATTTGGATGACTTGGACGACTTTTTGGGTAGTTTAGGTATCAGTAGAAGCTGAACTTAACTATATGGGTCTTTCCCGTGAACAATTATTATTAGAATACACGAAGTGCATGCAGAATACTCCGTATGCGCTTCGAACTTATTTGCAGACATACGACAATACCCAATCGAGGTATGTTCCGTTAGAACTATTCCCTGACCAAGTTAGGTTAGTAGAAGATTACGATAGTTTTAATGAAAATATTGCCCTGAAATACCGACAAGCGGGTGTATCAACGGTTACCGCAGCATGGGCAAGTAAGAAACTTGTATTCGCTAGAAAAAACAAACCAGAAAAGGTTTTGATTATTGCCAATAAATTGGATACCTCTGTAGAATTTGCCAACAAAATCAGGGAATTTACAGACCAATGGCCTTCGTGGGTTGGAGTGACTTTTTCCAACGACAAAAATGCTGCAAAACACTACAAACTCACAAACGGATGTGAGGTTAAGGCAGTTGCAACATCTAAAGACGCATTACGTGGATATACCCCCACGATTCTTATATTTGATGAAGCGGCGTTTATTGACGCGGACAGTGATTTCTGGGCGGCTTGTATGGCGTCACTATCCACAGGTGGTAAAGTGATTGTTATATCCACACCAAACGGATATGACCCCATCTATTACGAAATCTATGAACAGGCAAATCGTGGAATGAACGATTTTAAGATTACTGAGATGTATTGGTATCGAGACCCAAGATATACTAAAGATTTATACTTGGTAAAAACTGATGATATTGTTCATTATTTTCTAAACAGAGAGGAATATAAAAATGAAAAAATTTTAGATTACTCTGACGTAAACCCATTTGAAAGAAATTTTGCTGAGTTGGTAGATTTGTTCAAACAAGGTTGGAAACCATCCTCATCTTGGTTTGAGGCGATGGTGAAAAAACTCAAGTACGACAAAAGAAAAGTTGCTCAAGAATTGGAATGTAATTTCCTCGGTTCAGGTGACAACGTTTTTGACTCAAATATGTTGAAGAGTATTACAGACAATATGGTTCAAGAACCCCCCACCAAAATGATGAGTGGTGGTTTGTGGATTTGGAAGGAACCAGAACTTGGTCACAAATATATTATGGGTGTTGACGTTTCTCGTGGAGATTCTGAGGACTTTTCCACATTTCAAATTTATGATTTTGACGACAGGGAACAAGTTGCCGAATATCTAGGTAAAGTTCCACCTGATGTTTTAGCTGAAATTGCTTATAAATGGGGGAATATGTATAAAGCCTTTATTGTTGTGGATATCACTGGTGGGATGGGGGTATCGACTTCGAGGAAATTACAAGAACTTGGTTATAAAGATTTGTATGTCGATGGAGTAGAGTTTGGTAATAAATGGAAATATGACCCAAAAATGGATTTGAAGATTCCGGGTATTAACTTTAACTCAAAACGTGTTCAAATAATTGCATCTTTTGAAGAAGGGTTAAGACATGGATTAAAAATTAGGTCTTCACGATTATTGAACGAGATGAATACGTTTGTTTACATCAATGGTAGGCCAGACCACATGAAGGGGCAACATGATGATTTGATTATGTCCTTGGCAATGGCTGTGTATGTTTCTGACTCATCGTTTTCCCAATTGACAAAGGTATCTGAGCAGGCTAAAACTATGTTGGAATCATGGACGGTTCAATCATATGAAAAACCACAAGAAACGTACTTCAACCCATCTATTTCGAATAATAACTTCAAAAGGAATGTTGCATATCAAAATGAACCTAGCAAAAGCGATTATGAAAAGTATTTATGGTTATTCGGCGGTGGCAAGCGTTGATAAAATATTGGCATGATGTAATTTTTGTATGATGGCAGAAAATGAAAAAAATTTAACAGTTTGGCAGAGGTTATCCCAAACTTTCGGACCCAATTCTTTATTGGGTCAAGATATTCCTACGTATCAATACGACAAAAAAGTTTTATTGAGAACTACGGACAAAGACGAATACGAAAAACAAAAATTACAAGCTCGTCAAACTTACTATTTGTCTCAACAATGGGCAAAAATTGAGAATAATTTATACTCTCAAGCAATTTATTATGAACCAACAAGATTGGCTTCATATTACGACTACGAATCAATGGAATACACTCCCGAGATTTCTGCCGCTTTGGATACCTATGCTGAAGAATCTACCACAGTGGATGAGAATGGACACATGTTACAAATCTATTCTGACTCACCACGTATCAAATCTATTTTGGGTGATTTATTTAACAATGCTTTGGATATCAACACCAACCTTCCCATGTGGACAAGAAACACTTCGAAATATGGTGATAACTTTGTTTTCTTAAAATTAGACCCAGTCAAGGGTGTTGTTGGTTGTTTACAACTACCAAACATCGAAATTGAAAGAATTGAAGTAGGTATGAGAGGACGAGCAACTTCAGGGTTGGGTGGTGCTCCTACAACAACAGATGCTAGAAGTTTAACTTTTACGTGGAAAAACAAAAACTTAGAATTTAATAGTTGGGAGATTGCTCACTTTAGATTGTTGGGTGACGATAGAAAATTACCTTATGGTACTTCCATGTTGGAAAAAGCTAGAAGAATTTGGAAACAACTGGTTCTTTCGGAAGACGCTATGTTGGTTTATCGTGTATCGAGAGCACCCGAGAGAAGAGTTTTCAAAGTTTACGTGGGTAATATGGAAGACCAAGACGTTCAACCATACCTACAAAGGTTTGCACAACAATTCAAAAAAGACTCTGTCGTAGACCCTCAAACAGGAAACGTAGATATGAGATTCAACCAAATGGCGGTTGACCAAGATTTCTTTATTCCAGTTAGAGACCCAGCAGCTCCAAATCCGATTGAAACCTTGGATGGCGCGAAAAACTTATCAGAAATCGCCGACATTGAGTACATTCAAAAGAAATTATTGACAGCACTGAGGATTCCAAAGGCGTTTTTGGGATTTGAAGAAGTTGTGGGAGATGGTAGAAACTTATCTCTACAAGACATCCGTTTTGCCCGTACAATCAATAGGATTCAAAAATCTATGATTGCCGAGTTAAATAAGATTGCAATTGTTCATTTGTTTTTATTGGGATTTGAAGACGAACTTGGTTCGTTCCAACTTAGTTTGACAAATCCATCGAAACAAGCTGATTTACTTACCATAGATGTTTGGAAAGAAAAAATGTTATTGTATAAAGACGCCGTGACAGCGGTAGATGGTATTGCACCTGTTTCACAGACATGGGCTAAAAAACATATAATTGGTTTCTCAGATGAAGAAATCAAATTGGATTTACAACAACAAAGAATCGAAAAGGCGGTTGCAACTGAAATTCAAAATACTCCTAACGTGATTACCAAGACTGGTTTATTTGATAATATTGATAAACTTTATGGAGGTTCTACAACCGGGGCAACGACGAGTAGTGATACGGGTATTGATGCTGGTTTGGGAGAATTACCCTCAGAAACTCCAATCGAGTCACCCACGGAAGGAGCTCCCGCAGAAATTACACCTGAATCTACAAATAAACAAGACAAGGTCATTTACGATTCAGAAAACTTGGGGACAATTATGGAAATTGATTTGGATAAAGGAAGACGTTCTTTGGGTGAAATAGAAGAGCGTCTGTCTAAACTAATTAACTAATATATTTATAGTAAAATATATCAAATGAACTTCGGAGAAATTTTATCTAAAATTGAGTCAAAAATGGTATCGTCATACGTGAATGGTACTTTGAAAGAAGATACGCTAAACTTCAAAAAATTTGTTTTGGAGAATAAAACAATTAGTTCTTTGACTCACCTATATACTGAACTTGATAAGAGTCAAGGTTTGGATAAAGAAACTGCTGAATTATTTATTTTTGAGTCTGTTAGACAGATTGAAAAGTTCTTACCGAAGTTAGATTTGACAAAAGTTGCAAAATGGACTCAAAATGTTGTTTGTGAAAACCAATACAAATCAATTGACAATTTGGTATATACTCTTCCAACAACAATTTTAGAATCTGTAGAAAGTAGAAAAAATATTATTTCAACTTTGACTCAAAAACCGCAAGTAAAAGAATCAATTAATTTACCTATTGAAACAATTTTCAATATTGCGGGAAAACAATTAGAAAATTATATTCAAAATTTAGATGAATCTTCAAAAAAAGATTTGTCAAAAGTTTTAATGACTGAAGATACACAACTAACAGTAGAATTCGAAGACTTAAAAACTAAAACGGTAGATGCTTTGAGAAAGATTTCATCTGATGATGAACTAACTCAAAATAAATTGAACGAAACTATCGAACAAGTTTCACAAGACAACTATTCAAAGATTAATTACGTAAGATTATACAATTTATTCAATAATCTTAACTAATCTTTTTCACTATCCTTTTTATTCTGAACGTACTTGGCTTTCAAAATTTGGGAACGATGTGAAACGCTCTTTTTTTGGAATTGTTGTCTTTTACGTAACTTGTCCAATTGCTTGGTTTTAATAACTTTTCCCTTAAGAATTTTGAGGGCTTTTTCGATGTTTGACTTTTCGACTATTACGTGAAGCATAGATTTGTTTATTGGTATAAATAACTTGTAAAAAAGAAAAAATTTGACGGAGTAACTTTTATACCTATTATTTTACTACAAATAAATTAGTAGTACTCAAATAACACATGAAAAAAGGAAAAACCTCTCGTATTGCAGGGTTTCCCGAAGCTAAAATTACTTACGGAACAGTAGACTCAAAAAATCTAAAATCAGTTTATCTAAATTTACAAAGTTGGGTCAATCCCAAAGATGAATATGAAAATTGGGACAGAATTGTTTCATATTTTTCTAAGACAATAAAAAATTCTGTCTACGAAGTTTTGGATAAAGAAATCTTTAAGGAAAACTATATAGTAGATTTAGATTTGAGAAGTAGTGGTATTGTCACAGGAAAAAAGAGTTTCATGAATTTAGAAATTACTTTTTTTACCAACCAAGAATTCGATTTCAAAGATGTAATCCTCAAAGAATCCCTAAGAAGAGTTACTCGAAATATATACATTGAGAATTTCAAGAAAAACAAATATTTTGATTTTACAATCTCAAAAAAAGTAAAAGAAGCTTAAAGGTATATTTATTACTAAAATATCTTTATGAAAATTTTGGGACCTAACGATACTGGCAAAGGAATTCTAATTGAATATGATGCAGGTTTAGTATCACCTAACCATGAGTTTAACAAAAAAATGATTCAAGAATCTAACAAAACTATGTTGGATTATTCTAAACCTTTTGAGTTTTATGCCGTATTACAAAAGTATAATACGCCAAACAGAAATGGTCGTGTTTATCCCGAGAGAATCCTAAAAAGAGAAGCCGAAAACTATAAAAAGGCAATCGCGAAAGGTGTAGCACTTTCTGAACTCAATCACCCTGAATCTTCACTGATTGATTTGGATAGAGTTTCACACAGTATCGAAGATGTTTGGTGGGACGGTCATATTTTGATGGGTAAATTAAAATTGTTAACCTCACCTGGGTTTCATGAAAGAGGTATTGTATCTACCAAAGGTGACCAAGCGGCAAACCTTTTGAGACAGGGTGTAACTTTGGGTATATCATCAAGAGGTGTTGGGTCCCTTAAAAAAGTTGGGGAACAAAATGAAGTTCAAGATGATTTTGAATTGATTTGTTTCGATTTGGTTTCTTCACCATCTACTCCTGGCGCATATCTTTTCACAAATCCTGAGGATAGAAATAACTTCGAAGAAAATTTGGAAGAGGAAAAAAGAGAACGTTCTACCGAAATTCATTCAACTGGTTTGAATCGCTCAGTTGACTTATTGAAAAAATTAAATCATTATTTGAATAAATAAAAAATACTTATGGACGAAAAATATTTTGTAGCAAAAATCACTTATGATTTACCTGACGATAATACAGGTAAAATCAAAAAAATCAGAGAGGAAAAACTCGTAAGAGGATATAACGTAACTGATGTAGAAGCTAAAGTCACAAAAAGATATTCGGGTTTTCAACATGATTGGAGAATAACCGCAGTATCTGAAAGTAAAATAGACGAAGTGATTGAAGAATAAGAAAACCCCTCCGAAAGAGGGGTTTTTTAATTATATGAAGTTTATAATAACAGAAAAAAGAATTTTTTAAGTTTTGGCTATATTTATAGTGTAAATTATTCACAATATAATATGGCAGAAAATAAGTCATTAGTTGAGGAAGCACTACTCCAAATGAAAAATTTGGAACAAGTAGTAGCGGAAAATGCAAAAGGAATACTTGCTTCTACAATGAAGGAAGAAATCTCTGAACTAGTAAAAGAGTCTTTGAAAGAGGCTGAAGAGGAATCTAACGAAATGGAAATGGACGAACAACCTGAAATGGATGTTATGACTATTGATATGGATTCCGAAGAATCTGACGATGAATCCGAAGAAATGATTAATATGGATTCTGAAGACGACATGGATGACATGGAGTCTGAGGATGAAATGGATTTTGAACTTTCTATGGATGATGAAGAAGAAGATGAACAACCAATCGACCTTAGAAATGCTTCTACAGAAGAAATTCTTAAAGTATTCAAGAAAATGGGTGATGAAGATGGAATTATTGTAACTCAGGATGATGAAGACATTCATCTTACCGATAACGATGAGGATGTTGAGTATATTATCCAAACTGAAGGTGACGATGAATCTGATGAGGAAGTTATCGATGAAGAAATGCACGGAGAAGAAATGGAAGAAAACATTTCTGATGAAGAGCTAGATTCGATGATGGACAGTATTTTCCAAGAATCTGAAATGGAAGAAGAAGACTCAATGGAAGAAGATGAAGTTGTTTATGAAATCGAAATGGACATGGAAGATGATGAAATGGAAGATTCAGAAATGGACGAAGAGTACATGGAAGAAGAAGACATGATGGAGGCTATTGGTTTCAAACCAGTTATGGGTCACACAAAAAAATCAACATTAACAAATAAAGCTAAGAAAATGGAAACAAAAGAAGGTGACATGATGACCAAACCTGTAGTAGGTAAAGGTGTTAAAACAGGAAAACCTGATTTTGAATTCAAAGAAGGTAAGAAGATGGAAACTAAGGAAGAAGTCATCGAACCTAAAGGTTCAGCTAAAGGTGTTAATATGAATTTGAAACCTAAGAAGTTTGAATATACAGAAGCAAAAAAGAAGCAGGGTTATGATGCTCGTGAAGACGAGAGAGAAGGAATGAAGCACGGCAAGATTGCTGGTAAAGATTTGAAAACTACCAAAGCAAGAAGAGACGATGCTCATTTTGAAACTCGTAAAAAAGGAGAACATTCAGAAGCTGCAAGAACATTAGGTAATGGAACAAGAAATTACCCTATGAGAAAAGGTCTTCCAAAAATGAAAGTTATACCAAACGAATATCTTCAAGAAGAAGTCGAAAGATTAAGAAATAAAAACGATGAGTACCGTAAGGCTCTTAACGTGTTCAGAGAAAAACTGAATGAAGTTGCGGTATTTAATTCAAATTTGGCATACGCTACTAGATTGTTCACAGAGCATACAACCACAAAACAAGAAAAAATCAATATCTTAAGAAGATTTGATGATGTGGAAAGTCTTAAAGAATCTAAAAATCTGTATGGTACTATTAAAAATGAGTTGAATACTCAGGTTCAAAGTGTTGTAACTGAATCTATCAAAGAGATTGACAAATCTCCAGCATCAGGTTCATCACAAAACTTAATTGAATCTAAAACGTATGAAAATCCACAGTTCTTAAGAATGAAGGATATCATGTCAAAAATTAACAGATAAAAATAAATAAATTAAAAAAACCAATATTAAAATGGGCGCATTATTAGAAAGTGGTCTAGTTGGTAACATCGGTCTTAAGCACTTGAAAGTTATCAAAGAAGACACAGTAAATAAGTGGGACAAATTAGGATTCCTTGAGGGTCTAGGTGGTCACTTGAAAGAGAACGTAGCTCAGTTGTACGAAAACCAAGCTTCATATTTGATTAACGAAGCTTCTTCAACTTCTGACTCAGGTTCTTTCGAGACCGTAGTTTTCCCAATCGTAAGAAGAGTATTCTCTAAACTTCTTGCAAACGATATCGTATCTGTACAAGCAATGAACTTACCAATCGGTAAATTGTTCTACTTCGTACCTAAAATCCAAGGTTACTCTGGTGGTACTACTCCTAACGACCTAGGTTACTTCGGTCAATCTGGTGACCACTACGCTCCTGTAGGTTCTCCAGGTAACTACCCAGGTAATCCTGACGCTGGTTACACTAACGGTACAGGTTCTTACAATCCTACATACACAAAGGATTTGTATGACTTGTTCTACGAAGGTAACGAAGCTGGTTTGAATCCTCCAGGTTTGTTTGACTACTCTAAAGGTAAGTGGTCAGCTACTACAGCTGCTACTACAACTGTAGCTTGGAACAACAATGGTCTTATGGTTCCTGCAGCATACGCTATAAACGATTACAGAAAGGTTATTATCGTATTGAGTGGTTTCTCTAACTCAGGTGCTGGTCAACTTATCGGACCTAATGGTAACACTATGGATACAGAAGAATTCCTTTCAGGATTGAACATCTTCGGTGTTCCTTCAAACGCGACTACTTCTGCTAACACCAGCAATCCTTACTTATTCAGAGTAGTAACTCAAAGATACGGTAAGGGTATCGTAGAATACGGTAACCAAGCTTCAACTACTTGGCCAACAACTGGTTCAGGTGGTCAGTACTACAACGTATGTGACGCTAACGGTAGAATTTACTTGGAGGTAGACCTTCAGGTTCCTGTTTGTATTGAGTGTGGTCAAACAACTCCTGATGGTTACACAGGTTCAACATTCGAATCTACACCAGCATTGAACCAAGCGTTCGTTGGTGTTTACAGAATCTACAAAGAACTTGAATTCGAAGACCAAATCGGTGAAGTTTCTTTCGACCTTGAGTCAGTAACTGTTTCTGTTACAGAAAGAAAACTTAGAGCACAATGGTCTCCTGAATTGGCACAAGACGTTGCGGCATTCCACAACATCGACGCTGAAGCTGAATTGACAGCTTTATTGTCTGAGCAAGTGGCTGCTGAAATCGATAGAGAAATCTTGAGAGACTTGAGAAAAGGTGCAGCTTGGAACCTAAGATGGGATTACAACGGATGGAAGAGACTTGCTTCTAGCGGTACAACTCCATACACTCAGAAAGACTGGAACCAAACTTTGATTACTGCAATCAACCAATTGTCAGCTCAAATCCACAAATCAACTTTGAGAGGTGGTGCTAACTGGATTGTTGTTTCTTCTGAAGTTTCAGCTATCTTTGACGACTTGGAGTACTTCCACGTTTCAAACGCGGCTCCTGAGCAGGACCAATACAACATGGGTATCGAAAGAATCGGTACTTTGTCAGGTAGATACCAAGTGTATCGTGACCCTTACTTCCCAGCTAACCAAGTGTTGATTGGACACAAAGGAACTAGCTTGTTGGATACAGGTTACATTTACGCTCCATACGTACCTCTACAATTGACTCCAACAATGTATAACCCATTCAACTTCACTCCTATCAAGGGTATCATGACTAGATACGCTAAGAAGATGGTTAACAACCGTTTCTATGGTAGAGTAACAGTTGACGGTGTTAGAACATTCGACTTGAGAGAATTGAGATAATATTTATCTTAATTAACAACAGAAGGGAGACGAAAGTCTCCCTTTTTTTATTTTACGGGTATTTATAAGATATAATTTTCAAAAGGTGAGTCTTTGTAAAAAACTTGTAATCAAAAACATATCTACTGTTGTTAGGGTTATCTCATACACTCGATGTTCGGATGGTTTGGTAATTTACAATTATCAAATTCCTGCAGGTGCTACAAGGACAATTTATTATAGAATATATTCTTATAGTACCGCATCTCCTCAAAGTTTTCAAATTTTATCGTTAGAAGATTGGCCGCCAGATTCAACACCAACACCAACACCCACGATAACTCCTACGGTGACTCCTACGGTGAGTATTACTCCTACTAATACTGCTTCACCAAGTCCAACGAGAACGAGTACTCAAACACCTACACAGACCTCCAGTGGGACTGCAACGCCAACACCTACACCAACCGTAAGTCCAACTCAAACTCCAACTAACACACCTACACCTTCAATTACTCTGTCGGCAACAAATTCACCAACACCGACAAATACAAATACTCCAACTCAAACGTCAACTCAAACACCTACGAGTAGCGTTACTCCATCAAATACGCCAACGCCAACAATAACTGAATCACCAACAGCAACACCAGGTGAAACTCCAACTCAAACTCCCACAAATACTGCATCTAATTCTCCTACACCAACAAATACGGATACTCCGACCCAAACTCCATCCCAAACACCAACATCGACGGTCACTAGTACTCCTACGGTAAGTATTACATCATCTCCAACAGCAAGTAATACCCCAACTAATACTCCTACAAATACTGTTACCGCAAGTAATACTGTTACACCAACACAAACAGAAACTCCAAGTCCAACACCCGGAGAATCTCAGACTCCGACACCATCGGTAACCCCAACAATTACCTTGTCTCCAACAAATAGTGGTACACCGACTACAACACCAACCAACACATTCACACCAACTCCTTCGATAACATCATCACCTACGGAAACTCCAAGTCCAACACCTGGAGAAACACCATCTCCGACCGCTTCGATTACACCTACAAATACGCCGACACAGACCTCAACAACAACACCAACTAATACTCCATCAAACACTGGAACTCCGACTAACACGCCGAGTCCTACTGTGACTGATACCCCAACCCCAACTCCTGGAGAATCTGCAACTCCAACTCCGACTCAAACAGGAACACCAACAAATACTCCAAGTAACACGGCATCTCAAACTCCAACACAGACTGAAACACCAACAAATACTCCAAGTAATACAGCGTCTCAGACTGCAACACAAACACCAACGCAAACTGAAACACCAACAAATACTCCAAGTAATACAGCGTCTCAGACTGCAACACAAACACCAACGCAAACTGAAACGCCAACCAATACTCCAAGTAATACCGCGTCTCAGACTCCATCTCAAACACCTACTCAGACCGGTACACCAACAAACACTCCGAGCAACACGGCATCTCAAACTCCATCTCAAACGCCAACTCAGACTGGTACACCAACCAACACGCCAAGTAACACAGCTTCTCAGACTGCAACACAAACACCAACTCCAACTGAAACACCAACAAATACTCCAAGTAATACAGCTTCCCAAACTCCGACTCAGACTGAAACACCAACAAATACGCCAAGTAACACGGCTTCTCAGACTGCAACACAAACGCCAACTCAAACCGGCACACCAACAAATACTCCAAGTAACACGGCTTCTGAGACCCCAACTCCGACACCGACACAGACTCCAACCCCGACACAAACATACACTCCTACCCCAAGTTTAACAGCATCAGTCACTCCAACAGAAACTCCGACTCAAACACCCGAACCAACTTATTGGTCAATTAATGAATTGACAAATTGTTGTACTGGAGAACGATATAATCCTGGGGTTCTTGTTAGTTTATCTTCGACAGCACCTCAAAATGGTGACACAATTTCTGTGAATGCCGATGGTACAGGAATCAAGTGTTGGACAATCACGAGTGAGGTCACACCAATATCACCAGAATCTGGAGAATATATCATAACTAATTATGGTCCTGAGAACTGTGAAATTTGTGTGTTGACATACCCATGTCCTTCACCAACTCCTACTCCAACTCAGACACAGACTCCAACACAAACTCAAGCGGAATTGGTTTATATCTTGGAAGAATGTCCAGGTGGTGGTGATGTAATATATGCTAACTTTATAAATGCCGGAGCACCTAATAACGACGTAGTTTATATTAATTTCGATGGAGGAAGTGGTTGTTATATAGTCGTAGAAGGACCAATTTTAGCACCAGCTGATGTATATGTACTTAGTAAAACTGACCAAACTGCTTGTAATACTTGTAATGTGTCTCCAACTCCAACACCTACTCAGACAAGAACACCAGCGGCAACCCCAACGGTGACCCCGACTAAAACTCCAACTTCAACCCCAACAAGGACTCCAACTGGAACACCTACAACAACACCTACACCTACGAAGACCAAGACACCAACTCCAACTAAGACTAAAACACCAACTCCAACGCCGACTCCGACTGGTCCTTGTAGTTGTAGTGGTCAACTTCCTTGTCTTGGACCAACAAGTGGGTATGATTTCACCATAAAAGAAGTGATTGGTGGTACTACGTCAACTGCTTTGTGGCAGAATATTTCTGAATGGGAAACATGGCTTGGTTGGAAATCATGGAGTTTTGGTGGTGGTGAACCTTGTACTAGTAATCCTGGTAGTGTTCAGCCGATTAGTCAGAATAAACCAAATACAAATACTGGTAATGGAGTTGAAAAAACCACCTCAGTAAATGACTATTTCACAAGGTGTTATCTTGTTGTTGTTGGGTTTAGATATGTACAATCAGGTGCCACCCCAAGTAGTAATATAAGACTTTCAGTTGGTAATGGTTATGGAGATTGTAGTTATGGAGTATTTGATATTCCAAACCCAATTAGTGGTACATATTATTCATTCCAATGTCAGATACCTAACATGACTGCGCCTAATCTTGTAATCGGACTATATACACCTGTTTACAGTCCATATAATTCATGTTTTTCACCTGGTTCATTATCCTGTTGTTATACAACCGCTCAAGGTTCCACGAACTATGTTTGTCCTGCTGGTCTATGTTCAAGTTCAACTGGTTGTGACCCGTATTGGCAAGGTTCTTGTCCTTTAGGTGATGGGTGTTGAGGTGGTAATATATTTTATTTGTTTATGAAAAAATTTTGGAATTTTATAAAAAAACTTTTGGGTCTAAAGTCAAAGATAACCACTACAACTACTACCCGTTGGGTGGTACATCCACAACCTACACCACCTACTTTAGATAAAGTATACCCACACAATGTAAATGGTGTTGAAGAGGATTTGGGTAAGATTTGTAGTACAGGAGTTTTAACAATTTATTCCGATTGTGAAAATCTCAGTATGGGTTGTTTCGTCTGTGCGGATTCACAGGCGAATGACTTTACAACTTTAGCAGGAAAGTATTTCCACGATTATTCTGATGACGTAGTTTATTACGTCCAAGAGGTCGACGGAATGATTTTCAATGTAGGAAGTTGTAACCTATAATTTCCGAATAAGTCGGGAGACCATCTCACTTTCAAGTAAATTCAAACACCCCCTACGATGCGCTGATACTAAAGCCAAAGTGGTAATATACTTTACCTGTTCGGGTGAAAGATTGTCTAAAAGAGTATTTATTTCGTCTTCGTTAGTAAATTGTATTGTGTCGAATAATTCTCCGATAATATCTTCGTTTTTTTCTGTATTTTCCATAACAATTCAAATGGTGTTAGTATTTATTGCAAGTATCGTAAAAATCACGAAAAAAACAACATGCAAAACAATTTGAAAGAAGATTTGGCGGTTTGGTTTGGAACTAAAAAGAAACCAAAAGGTAGTTCACAACCCAAGGGTCCATGGGTAAATATATGTTCCAAAGACAAAGATGGAAAACACCCACCGTGTGGACGGAAAGAAGCCGATTCTAAATCTTATCCAAAATGTAGAGCGGCAGGTGTTGCAGGAAAAATGAGTGATTCTGAAAAAAAAGCGGCTTGTAGACAAAAAAGAGCTGCTGAAAAGAAAGATACTCAAACAGGTAAAGGACAAAAACCTGTAATGACATCATATAAACCAAAAAAGAAAACTAATGAAGGAATGCGACAAATTATTAAGTCCATCCTCCGCGAAAGAATTGAAAGAAATGACATGTTAGAACTTGGTAAATTAGTTGAGATGGAGCACTCATCGGACCCAAAAGTGGCAATCGAAATTGCTACCGACCATCTACAACAAAATCCAAGGTATTACTGTGTTTTATACCGTATCGGTTTAATTGACGAAGAGGATGCAGTAAAATTAGCCGAAAGTATTTGCCCCTCAATCTAAACTATGGGCAATAGTCTTCAAGGAATGTTTAATATTCTTTGTAATCTCATCCTCCATCTTTTTTCGTTGTAATTCAATTTTATCGTTGAATAAGTTTTGAATGGTTTGACGAGTTTTTTCTGAAATTTGTACGGTATATGAGTATTTGTGATTAATCACATTTACCAAACTACCATCGATGACGATGAAAATTCCAAGAATATCGTTTTTAATATAACGTTTATTGGAGATTGGTGTCATGAGAAGATTACTATCTTCTCGCAAAATCATTTTATTACAAATCAGTAGACAATCTTTTTCATAGACTGAACGATATTGTCTATCGTAGTCCAAATATTTTATAACTTGGATAACGGTTTTTTGTAGGAACCTACGAAAAAGGTGTCGAATTGATTTCATGGTACAAATATATGAAAAAAAATTATTGTACCAAAAAAAAATTAACAGTAAGCCCCTGAACAATGTTTCTTTCCGTCGAGTCCTGGCATCTTACCTTTACAGACTTGAACTGCGTAACCGTTGGCATATGCACTTGGATAAACATCAAATTTAGCTTTAGCTGCAGACTTACCTCTTGCGCATAATTTAGTACCCGTCTTTTTTCTACCTTCTTCTAAAGTAGATATTTGAGGATTGTTTTGAAATTCACTATCATCTGAATGTACTTCATTCATCATGAATTCAAAAACGTGGTCCAAATTTTCTTTGGATTTGGAAATATGGTCATCGGCCCAATCATGTCCGTTTTGTAAAAAACCTTCAACAACCTCTTTGGGTAAGTCCAACAAAAGTTCTGCTTGTCTTTTTATTTGTTCTAAATTAGAAAAGAACATGTAGTTTTCAGTTCTTTCTTCTTGTAATGTTTTTTTGATAACCTCGTAAAGTTGAGATTCTGATAGTTTGATTACTTTTTTCATTTTTTGTTAACTATTTCAAAAGTTAGTTGTCTTTGATAAGTATCTTTCTCTCCACTTGTATTCACTTGGATATCAACATAATATTGATTTGGAATTTTGTCTCTTGTATCAAAGATAAAATAATACTCGTTAGGAGTTCTATTAATCTGTGTCCAATCTTGGACTTGCACTTCGGTAGTTCCTTCTTTTACATAAACCCTATAATAAGCGTCAATGTTTTGTAACACAAACTGTGATGTGTAGGCTTGTTTAATAGTTACCATTACTTTTCTCACATCTGTATTGAGAATTTTTTCATTTTGTTTGATACCACTAAAATCAAATCCATATAATACAGGGTCCTTAGATACAGAACCAATTTGGTAAAGAGCTGAGGTAGATTGAAGAATGAACGTATTCTCAACATCCGAAAGACTAACACCATCAATAACCAAATTAGTCCAAACATCATTGAATTGACATGGAGATGTATATCCTGTTATTGGTGGTATTGTGACTTCATAAACTCCTCTTGTTTTCAAACAAGTAGTGAGTCCTGTATAACTATAAGTAGCGTTATTTGGAACTGGGTCACCATTAGGGTCTAAGATATCAACAGTTGGTAATGTGTCTAAATTTTTATAGTCTCCATTACTAAAAATGTATAGATATAATTTGTTAAATTTGTTGGAAACAAAAGTGTTTCTATCATCCAAAATTAAATCATCATATGTGGTTTGCAAAAATGGTTGATAAAAAGTTTGGGTGTGTCTTGTAAAAAATCCGACTGAATAATCTTCGGTAAGACCTGTAATATTTTCTATTTCTGGTACATATGCAACTCCCCAACCCGTGACACCTGTTGTTGCACCACTCAAAAGATTATTGATTTCATTTGACATGTCAAAATCAATATCTTCATTACCATATTCAAAATGTTGTCTATCAACAATAGTAATGGCTGAATAATTCAGACCAGTCAAACCTGTCAAAGAGTTTGTGTTGTCATAAAGACCAGGTTGTGACCAATCTGTTATAGTTGTTCTTTGATACCAATTCGAAGGACGAGTTGAGAATGCTTGGTTGTTACCCCACTGAGCGACAGCAGGTACATCAACATAATCAAAGCCAACACCTTCGTCCCATGTTTGTCCACTTCCTGTTGAACCACTATAAGTTGGGATTCTAAATAAAATTAAATCAAAAGATTCCGCTCTTCTTGAACCATCGGATGTTGTGTCATTCAATAACATTTCATCAAATGATGATGTGTTTGTCATTGTAAGGGTGTGAGTCATGTAAGGTGTGCATCCTGTTGAGATATCACCTGTGGCAATTTTTTGACGAAGAAGGTCCAAATCCAAATCAAAAATGAATCTTGTAAATCCGTTTGGAGCAAAGGAAACTAAATCTTCACCAAAATAAAGTTGGGTAACAGGGTTGCGACCTGTGTTTACAAAACTGTTTTGTTGGATGGTATTATTCCTACTATAGTATGACCTTAAGATTGACATTTATATTTTTTCTATATAAATATCAATTAATTCGAATATTTGGACTCAAAATCTTATTTTGAGCATTTTGTAGTTCTGTTAATATTTGTATTGCGGAAGTGTTGTCCAAAGCAACTGGTACAGGTGCGGCACCTGGAATTGGGTGAACGTGTGCAACCAAGAACTGAACAATCAAATTAAGTAGTTGAATAAGTTCCTCACCCCTAACCATAGATGATGTATTAGGTAGGACCCTATTTTCCAACTGTTCTTGAGTAAAACCATAAATTGTACCGTTGGTATCCACAGGCTTATTAGACTTGTGAGATATAAGGAATAAAGTGTCTCCTCCCAAACCAACGAAAGTTCCTGAATCATTGATTACGTTTTTGGGTGTAACGGTTTCCAATTCAACCTTAAATGGTTTTCCGATTTCACCTTTGGACCTTACCATTCCGAATTTGTAACTCGCGATTCCCAAACCCGGATTCAAAGTAACTTTATTCAAAAAACGTAAACTGTTACTATAAGATATTACAGCCAATGGGTCACCCAAGTTTGACAGAACCGAATTGGTAGTCAATACGTTTCGAATGGTTACGTTAGGTCTATAAACGAAGGGAAATTGTTCGTTAACACTTGGTCCATTGACAATTTTTCCATCGTTTACTCCTTGGATAAATCTGTTGATTCTATTGACGGCTTCTTCAAATGGTAGATTGGTAAAATTTTCATAATACTCTAATGACCTTACCGAGTCCAAATTACTATCATATTGGATATTATCGGATAGAGTTTGGGTGGTTGGTTTTAGAGAATACAAACGAATAGAACCTGTAAATTGTTCCATCATATTTTCCAAATTATCAATATCCCATTCTATTAGTTTTTTGATTTGTTGGCTAACTGGCGTTGTCTTTATTAAAGTCTTTTGTTTCCCCTTTTCGACCCTTGTGTCAAACTCTGAGACCTGTAGGAAGGCACTCTTACTATTTGCTATTGGGAATTGATTAGGATTGAGATTTTTGGTCTTACTAGCTCTAATAAGAACACCATTTTTCTTAACAATAACATCCGAGGCTCCCCTACCTAAAAGTGCGTTGTCACCAGGTTGTGGAAAAATACCAAATGATTTAACATTTTTGAAACTACCATCTAAATTTTTTAGTGGTAATGTACCCTTAACCCTATCACCTAACGAAGTTAAATTATTGGATTGTTCTATGGTTTCCAAAGGATAACTCATAGGACTTGAGAAGGCTCCTTGGACATAGTAAATGTCTTGATAAGGATATTCTTTGTTTTGGTAAATTAAATTAACCCTTTCTTTGACCTCAGGTACTTGGGAAAAAAACATCGGAAATAATGGAAGACAAACAAAAGGGTCTTTTGGTCCCCATAGGTCTTGAGGGTCTTTGAATCCAAAACCATCCAAAGCCGCACGGACATTCTTATCCAAAGGATATGCTCGAACCCTTCCTATATTTAGGGGGTCTTGGTTGTTAACAACCTCTGCGGGGAATATTATTTTATTTTGGAGCCTGTCCATTTCTTTGTTGATGTTCTTTCAAAATCGTGTTGTATAGATTTTCTATATTGTCAAGGTGAATGGTTAAATCAATTACCATATTTTTTGTTTCTTCAAAATCTTCACCTAAAAAATCCATCACGGCAATGAGTTCTTTGTTGCTACTACTCTTTAAGTCGGCAACTATTTTTTGTACTTCTTCGTAATTTACTTTATCGCTCTTAATCATTTGATAATTGATGCAAAAGGTTGTGGAACTGTTATCCCAATCGGTAGTACTACTTGTTGGGGTGCTAACGATTCGGTTTTTCCGTTTTTAGTTCTTTCTGATTCAATACCTTCAATTTGAGACTTAATCGCTAATAAGTAAAGATTTGGACTTCCATCTGGCATCGGGCCTGTAGGTATTCCATTTTTTTGTAAGGTTTTGATAACCTCCAACATGGCTCGAGTATCGTTGAATCCGGTTCTAAGTGCTGCTAAAGGTCTCAAAAAAGGTGGTGTTGGTAAATCCGCACCACGCAATGCAAATTCGATAATATTCAAAATATCATCAACAACACTTTTACATTTTCTGTAATCGGTAACCAACTGAGTAATTAAGATTGATGCTTCTAAAAGTTGTGCAATAATTGCGTATTTTTTTGTTATTTGATTCTTTTTCAAATCTTTCGTCAAAGCTTTCAAAAGTTTTCTCACATCTCTAACGATAATATCTCTCAAAATTTTAACAAACTCTGCGGTAATTCTTGAAACAACTTCTATTACAAACTTTTTGTAAGTTCTGACAAAAGATTCATAGTTGTATACAACATTTACTGCTGAGGCTTGGATATTGGCAATTGTTGATTCTAAAGCTTTGATTAGAATCATAAATGGAAAAAGAACTTTAGGTGTGATTACTGCTGCAAAAATTGCTTGTGGTAAGGTCGAAATTATATCATCATCTATTTTAACACCGAGTTCAAACTTTGGACCTAATGTTTTATCTTTAATTGTTTGAGTTGCCTGATTAAAAATGGCTGTGTTTTCAGCTGAATTATTGTCATCAACATCTAAAGTCAAAAGAAGTGTATCAAATAATTCGTTTACATTGAGTGGTTGTTTAACATTTGTACAATCAATGTATTCAAAAACTCCTTGCTGTATGTTTGATAATTTTGATTCAATCAATCTCAAATCAACGTCAGTAAGTTCAAAGAACGAATCATCAACACCATCTAAAGGAGCAACCTTTGCGATTCCACTCACATCGATTTCACTTCTGTTATCAAAACATAATCCCAAGACTCGAGTCATGATTCTTTGGAAATAACTAAAATCCAAAATTTGACCTTGTCCTTGTTTGAGTTGAATTGATATCGAACCAAAAATTATTTGGAAAACTTGTAAGAAAATGTTTTTAGTGTCAACAAGTTGGATTGATTTGAAATAATCAGTCAAAAATTGACCAACTAAGTTTTTGTTATTTTCTCTTGGAATTAAATCTACTTTGTAAAAATTACCATTATTACCATTTGCATCTTGTTGAACATAGGTAAAGTTAAAAAGTTCTTGAGACGATGCTCCTTTATAGTTTTTTCCGTATTCGTTATTGTAAGATAACCCAGGGTTCTGAATTCGGTTATACAATTCCTTATTCATCGAGAATGGACTGTTCTGAATCACAATTGGTGGTTTTTCATAAAACAATTTTCCTACGGTGGAATCGGGAGCCTCTTTAAGATTTCCCGCCAAGTCAATAGATTCAACAGGGATATAAAAAGGACCTAATGAGTAGGTTTGTTCTTGGGTACAACCCAACTGTTTTAACATCTCTTCTTGTATGATTTCAGGTAATTTTGATTTGACCTGATTCAAAGCTTCAGAAAATGAATTTTTGATAAAACTCGAAGTTGATGTTGCAGTTTTACCCGTATACCTATCATTTGGAAGTAATTTGTTGATGTTCAACAATTTATCTAACTGACTTTCAACTTGTCTTTGGTATCTCTTTTTTTGCTCCTTAAGTTGGTCCAAAGGAGATAGTGTTTCTTCCGAACTTTTTTCTAATGAGCTTTGTTGTTGTGACTGAGATTGTTTTTCAGAATCTAAAACTTGATTGAATGTCTCCACACTTTCGATGGACTTCCTCAACCTTTTGTATGAGTTATCTAAGTCTAGTGCCATATGATATTATTTTAGACTATATGGCTTATCCGTATCTATGGATTCAATGTCTTTTTTGATTAGAGATTGTAACATATCATCATCAATGTCTGTCAAAGACATGTTATCATCTTGAACATTAGATTTTTCCCAAATTGCCGATTGGAGTTTCGCTAAGGTCAACTTTTTTTCAACACACTCGTTAATGATTCTTTGTTGTTTTTCAAGTACGGGACCAATTTCTTTCATATCCTCAGCATCTTTAAGAAGTGACAACATTTTGTTTTGAACTCTAATCGCGGTGCTTCTTTGTTCTACAAGTTCATTATAGATTTCCTGTAGAAGTGAAAGAATTGAATCTTTACTTAGAGATATTTCTTTTTTCTTTGGTCTAGACATACTAATAAATATAATTTGACGGAGATTTTACTCAATCATTCCATTTACAACAACGTAATATAGTTTTTTATATCTTTTCATCGCTGTCCGTATTTCTTTGGTAGATAAATTAGTCATTTCTCTAATCGATAGTAAAATGACATTCTTGTTGAATTTATTATTATCTGTACCTAAAAAAATTGTTTTATAGTTTTCAAAAAGTTCAAGAAGTGCTATACCCAATTTACGTTCGTTATCGTTCAAATTTGTCTCATCCAAAGTGGTTCTCAACTCTTTCAAAAACTCAATAATTACAGCATCGGCCTCTTGTTTTTCATACTCCAAATAATATATCATATCAGGTCTCGTCTCCAACTGAGATGAAATATCTTCATACGATATTTTACGATTTTGGTCTTTTTGGTCTTTGATTATTTGACCCATCAAATAATTTTTACAAATTGTACCAAAATAAGAATATGCTTTTTTATTCTTATCTGGTTTGAATTTGTCAACTTTTGTCATCAAAAATGAATGTGTATCGGTATGGATTTCAGTAAAATCCATATCTTTACGATACAGTTTATATCTTCTGATAATAGAAGATATCATTTTGTCTAAAGGGTCTCTTAAAAACTCGTTGTAAATTTTGTTTTTTTCTTCAAAGGTGTCAGCGATAAGATACCTTCTCACCGCGTTTTCCTCTGGTTCATCAAAATAATTTACATTAGTTGGTTTTCTACCCCTTTTGAGAACAGTAGTTGATGTGGTTTCGGAAGAATACATCAAACATTTTCTACTTCATATTTTATGTTTCTGTCTTCAGCGAAATAAAATTCTTTTTTTGCGGTTGAAATCCAAAACTTAACTTCGGGTTCTGTCATAATTTCAGAACCATTTTTGTAATTCCAAAATATTGAGCCTTCTCTCATAGCAGTGTGTTTGTACCCAATCTTTGGGATTGTCATAATTCTCAAAGAATTGTAAGTAAGTCTAAGAAGTAATTCATATACAAATGTCAATTTCATGGAAGGTTTGAACGAACCATAATCTTCTAAAACTCTTTTTTTAACTACCATTCCTGCTGTTTGGAAATTTTGAAAATCCATAAGAGTTTCATTATTCAAAAATCCCATTTCTTGAGTAAAACTTGCTGCAAATGTTGCTTCATTTGTAAATCCTACAAAAACTTCTTTTTCATCCACATCAACAACAATCGGTAAGAACGCATCAACATCAGGATATGCTTCAGCATATTTCAAAACATTTTTGAACCAGATATTAGCATATTCATCATCAACCTCGAAAAAAGAAATCCATTCACTTGATGCCGATTCAATACCAAGATTTACTTGTTTTTGATAGTTAGACTCACCATCAAATTCTACTAACTTCACGTTCAAATCACCAAAGTCGTATGATTTAAGAATGTTTACAAGATTTTCTTCTTTTGTATGGACAATAATTAATTCATTGAAACCTACAACTTGAACTTGTAGGGATTTGATTGCTTTTTCAAAATAATGGTCAAATGACTTCATCAAAGCCGATTTGATTGGTAGAATAACTGATAAATTTAATTTATTTTCCATGATTATACTGTTTCGGGATTAAGTTGTGCTTCAAAAGCTTCTTTTCGTTTATTTGAAAATTCTGAGAATGTTTCTAACACCATCGTTTCGAATTTATTTCTGTCTGAATATTGTTCGGCAGTTTCACTACCTTCTGTATACAATTCGGGAACCAAATTGTCTTCTAACCAAGTCTGAATAATGTCTGCAATTATATCCGACATTTGTGTTGGGTTATCAACCCATACACCATTTTTTTCATTCATCCATTCGGGCTTGATGTAAGGGATTCTTCCAAGTACAGGAACTCCCGATTTCATACATTCTAATGGGAAAGTACCGAATGATGAAGTATAATCTAACCAAACACCCAAGAAACAATCTTGAAGTGAGTTTGCAAATTCTTCTTGAGAAAGACCTCTTAAATCTCTAAAAGTAAAAAATCTGTATTGAGGATACTTTAGGTAAAACTGTTTGATAAGATTGATACCTTCTCTTTGTTCTCTTGAATGGATACCAATGATAGGTTTGGGTGGATATTGTTGTTTACGGAATTTTTCTGAAATTACAGGTTGAATAACCTCTACGGAAACTTTCTTCATCACTTTAGAAATCGCTTGTTCCAAAGTTTCAGATGTTGTGATACACTTATAAAATCCCAATTGACTCCAACTTGTACCTGGTGTTAAGGTCTCTAACATATGGTCTACTGCTTGACAAAGAACAATTTTACCACAAGGTAAGTTCTTCACTTGTTCCATTACATAACCGAATATTTCAGGTATTACTAGAATATCTTCAGGTGCGATTTGAAGGTTTGTTCCTTCCACAGATTGGTGAACCAAAGTTTCATATTCTTTGTCCAACCAATTACTTACTGAAGTGAAATCATTTTTTTCGTGTAACATAATTACACTGTAACCATTTTTATGGAGTGTCATCGCCATTTCGTAAATGTAGACTATTGAAGCCTTAGCATTACCTCTTGTGTCTTGAACGAAGAAATAGATTCTATTGTTTTTTTCTTCGATATTTTTAATTGAGCCTTTGATTTTTTCGACTAATTCTTGTTGTTCCATTTTTTATAATTTCTCGATTAATTTATTTCTTAACATTGTATTCCATGCTAATCTGAATGGAATTGAAAGGGATTCAGATGATTTTTGACCGAGTTTCTCATCAACTTCGTCGTGTTCACTCAATATTACATCTGACATCATTTTTATCATTTCATACTTTAGTATTGAAATGTGTTGACCTTCTGTGGTACCTGTGTCACTAACTGGTAGATTAACAAATTCGTCAATCTTATTTAGGTTGAAATGCCAGGTTTCACCAAAAACTTCAATCATTGTTTTTTAATTTTTTAAGTTCTTCTTCAAATTCTTTCAAATTCGAAATAGTTTTATCAATTTTGATACTTGAATTATAAGACGTTTCGAATTTAATTAAAGTTTTATCCTTTGATTCTTGTAATAAATGAGGGTTAGATGCTAACAGAATATCGAACTCTTTCCATATCTTTTCCTCATTTAGTTTATTGTAGAAAATAATTCTATCTATTTCACAACCAAACTTTGAAATAAAGAAAAGGGTTGCTGGTTTTGTTTTACCAACCTGTTCACTTATTAAAACAAATTCGAAATCGTCTTTGTATTTCCGATAAATTTCATTCAAATCTTGAAATGTTGACATATGAGTAGATGGTGAATGCCCAAAAATTTGCATTGCAAATTCTTCATATATGAATGACAGATATTCCTCATCTGTTTTGAACTTGAAGTGATTTTTGAAATCAGGAGTATCAAAAGGTCTCACAATTTCAAATTGGAAGTCTTCATCCACCAACTCCAACTCATCAATGAAAAATTTTTGATAGATTTGTTCTATCTTACTAAAAGTGTCTCGTAGGACCCCATCAACTTCTATTGCAATTCTCATTATTCGTATTTTGTCAAGATTTTCGAAATTAGAGGATTTCTAACAATGTCATAATCCTGAAACTCGAATACACCAATATCATCAATGTTTCTGAATTTTTCAATAGCATCCCACAGACCCGAATGTTTTATATCTTTATATCTGTCAGTTTGTTCCAAATCTCCTGAGATGAAAAATTTACTGTTGTAACCAATTCTTGTTAGCAACAACTTCATTTGTTTTGGAGAACAGTTTTGAGCTTCTTCGAAAATAAGAATCGAATTATCAATGTTCATCCCTCTCATATATGCTAAAGCAAAAACTTCTACAGCTTCGATTTCTTTAAGTTTTTCTCGAGACTCCTTACCAATAATTTTATTCAAAAGGTAGTATGATGGGAATATATATGGGTCCAGTTTTTCCTCAACATTACCAGGTAGCGCGCCAAGTTTTTCTTCAGCCTCTACCGCTGGTCTAACAATTATTATTTTGTCATAAGGGGTTTCGGGGTCTGATAATAAATCCACAGCGGCTTTCATGGATATGTAACTTTTACCAACACCAGCTGGACCCGAACAAATTGTTATTTGGTTTTTATGTAAAATTTCATAGTAAATTCTCTGATTGTCAGATAAAAATTTTTCTCTTGTTTTCTTGGGGACAATTCTTGTAATAAGTTCTTTTTTTGTAAGTTTTTTTTGAAAAACTGTTTCTGTCTGACCTGATAATTTTGTTGTTTTTTTTCTCATATTTTGAAATTTTGGTTATGGAGTTGTAACTCCTCTTTTACTCACAACTACAGAACTCATTTTGTTTGCAAATTCTATCGATTGTGAGATGTCGTCAGTGTCAAGATATTTCGACACAAGAGCGGCGATGAAAGTATCTCCAGCACCACTAACATCAATTGTTTCTTGAGGTTTTGGAGATTCATAAATAATATTGTTATGTTTGGCACCCTTGGGTCCCAAAGTTATAACAAATTTGGCAAGATTTGAGTCAACTATGTTTTTGTTGTTATTATACTCATCCTCATTAAGTTTGATTAAAAATAGATTTGACAACTCGATTTCTGTTAAATCTTTTTTAGAATCTAAAAAAACTTTTTTATTATTAGAACTGATAAAATTGATGATTTCCGAAGTCAAAAAACCCTTGTCATAATCACTAATTATAATTGAATCATAAGAATCTAAATCCACTAAATCATTCATATCTATTTGATTTAGTTTTTTATTCTCACCCTTATCAACTCTTAGGAAAATATGGTTAGATTTACCTTCAATAAATCTGACTTTTTTTATTTGTTCTGAATTTGTTAAGTGAGTAATGTCAAGTTTGGCATTGATACTCTTTAGGTTGGAAACCACGTTACCAGACATTCCTGAATTGGAAGTAACATGGGTTGGTTTTAGAATCGGTACGGGAGCTTCAGGGGATAATCTTTCAACAACACCATAAATAAAACTATCTACACAAGTTTCACCTACCACTAAGATTTTTTTCATTTCTTATTATATTTGTTGAGGAGTAATTTCCGATTCTATCGAAGAATAACACTTGTTCACAATATTGTGAACCAATAACCTTCTTATCTCTGTAATCTGAACCAACAATTATATATTTTGGACCCCACACTTTGACCTCATTTTCCAACTCTTCATCCGAACCAAAACCAACTACACTATCGACAAAAACTAAACTCTCGATTAGAAATTTTCTGTCATTCCAAGTATTAATTGGTCGGTCATCTCCTTTGAAATTTTTGACACGCTCATCGTAATCCAATCCAACTCTAACTTGTCCCATTTTTGAGGCATATCGTAATAACTCGATGTGACCTCGATGTATCACATCGAAAGTTCCATTTACCCAAATTTTCAAAGGTTTTGATTGTCCCCCGGCCATATTCTATAAGAATCTGAATCAAAATGAGAAGTGGAAACCTCGAAAATTATACCATCACTCAATGCCTCTAATTGATGAGGTTGACCAGGTAGTTGACGAACTGTGTCCCCCTCTTTTAATTTATTTTCGATTACAGAGCCGTTTTCTGTATCTATCCATCGATAAATGAATTCTCCTTCTTTGACATACCAAGTTTCATCTTTCAAAAGATGATAGTGCATGGAAAACTTCATACCCTCTTTGAATACGAGAAGTTTCCCACAATAGAGGTCATTGTTTTCAAAAATAATTTCATGACCCCATCCTTTTGGGATGGTACAACTACTGGATTCTTTTGCGTTATAAATTATTGGTTTTTCCATTAGATAATATCCCTTTCAAGTTTTCCAAATTCTCTACGATACACTGTATTACCTTTGTCGGGACTTTCGTAGATGTAAACGTTTTCGGATTTGTTTTTTATAACCTGTTCTTCAATCCAACTATATGTTTTTTCCATACCTTCTCTAAGTGTTAACTTTGATTCCCAACCCACTTTTTCACGGTAAAGTTTGTTATCAGAGTTTCTACCTCTGACACCAAGAGGACATGGGAATCCATATTTATTTACGAATGTTTCACCCTCAATATTTTTGATTTTGATGTCTTTTCCTGATAAATCGATGGCAATTTGTGCAAGTTCGTTGATTGTTACCATTTCCTCAGAACCTATGTTCACTGGTTCAACAAAATCACTTTCCATTAATCTAAGAACCGCTTCAACACACTCATCAACATAAAGAAATGAACGTGTTTGTTGTCCATCACCCCAAACCTCTAATTGATATTCGGGTCTTGATTGACCCGGTATTTTGTCCCAATCGTTTACCTCTGCGGCTTTTCTACACATCGCAGCTGGAGACTTCTCTTTACCACCCTTCCATGTTCCTTGTGGACCAAATACATTGTGGAATCGGGCAATTCTTACATCCAATCCATAGTTTCTCTTAAATGCCAAAAACAATCTTTCTGAAAATAGTTTTTCCCACCCATATTCTGAATCAGGGTTAGCAGGATATGCCGAAGATTCTTCACAATTTGGATTATTGGGGTCCAACTGATTATGTTCAGGATACATACAAGCTGAGGAGGAATAGAAAACTTTA